AGGTTGTATCGAGCCACTGAGCTGCTTAGCTTCATAGAATACTCAGATTTAAGCCCGCTGCACCAACTAGCAGTCGATGAATATCGTCATTTTTTAAAGGAGCTAACAAATGCGTGAGTTCGATTACCCGAAGTTAACACCCGCCGCCGAGCAAGAGGTTTACGACGTGCTTGCACAACGGCTTGCACTTAAAATCCACAAGTGGTTTGAAGAAGAAGCGCTCGATGAGTTTGACTTAGCCCGAGAAGGTGACACGATCGTCGAGCTACTTGGCGATGACGAAGACTCGATGGATGTCCACCACACACTCTGGTCCAAAGCCAAGAAGAAGTTCGCGAGTATGATCTTAGACAACGCTTAACAGATACCAGACTTTGTACTTTGTTTTAAGCTATTTCACATAGTGAAATCTCAAAGTACAAAAATGTGGTATAATGTATCATGTAGTAAAAATGTTGTAGTTTTATTTCTTAATTCTTAACAAGGAGCTTTATGTCAACACCTATTAATTACACACGGTATTTTAGCAGTGAAGCAGAACTAGTACAATTTGTAAGAAAATTACAAGCTGCCGGCATTGTACTAGGTATTAAAACCTCAAAGCACGGCAAAGTTTTACAAATTCGATAATCTTAATTCTTAACAAGGAGTCTTACCATGCAAAATGAATCACATTACACACTTTCATCAATCCCAGCAATCCCTGACACAATAGTAGCGCCAGAAATTGTTGTGACTATACCTTCAACACCTGCAGTCGAGCCATCATTGGCCGACTTGTTCAACCTCATGGCTACCACCATGCAGCAAATGGCAGAGAAAATCAAAGAACTAGAAATCAAGATGTACGAGCAAGTTGCGGCAGGTCTTCAAGAAGCCGTAGATAACGGCCATTTAGAAGATACCATTGATGATCGTGTAGAACGTTACATTAGTAATAACTTCGATATCGATGATCATGTAGATATCGATTGTCGTATCGCAGACTATATTCGCGATAACCTTAACATTTCATTCGATATTTAACCAACCACTATGCCCTCAGCTCTTAAATACAAGACCGCTGATAAACCTAAGCACGTCTTCGTCCTTATGGACGAAGGCGATGTGCTTAGAGTTTACGAGCAAAAAATAGATGCTCAGAACGATGCAATCAAGTACGAGCTTACAGACTATTACATACAAGAAACGGAGTTTAAGTAATGCAAGACCTTACACAAAATGAAAGCCCGCGATGAATAACCTTCCACCTATCGGCTGTCTAGTAGCTGTTAATAAACTAACCGAGACCCCGCTCTGGCGGGTTGTCGAGCATGTCGGTAAGTTCGGTGTTGGTATTATCGATGCAACTATCGAGGATAAATACCCATACCCGCTGCAAAAAGTCCAGTATATGGACTGCTGCTATTTCACCTATCCAACCGTTTCACAATTCAAACACTTTACTTTCAAGGAGATTCACAATGCAACAGTTTCAGACACACCTAACCAATCCTGACATTCCAGTGCACGGCACAAGTTTACAAGCCCGCATGCACAACGTCTCTTATTGGACTATTGTCCAAACCTTTGGCCCTCCGATGGAAGATGGCTTTGACAATTACAAATGCGATGCAGAGTGGATTATTCTATTCGATGATGGTGAGATAGCTACGATCTACAACTACAAGAACGGTAAAAACTACCTAGGCTCAGATGGCACACCAACAGAGGACATCACCACATGGAACGTCGGTGGCCGTAATCACGAGGTAGTGTTGCGCATTAAGAACTTACTCTCTCACAATGTGAAAGATCTGCACTAAGCACAATATGTAGTACCTGCTTAAAACCATATACAACATATGGTTTTAAGCTTTTTTTGCTTCGTATTATGATAGGAACTCCTATGAAACCATTTCATCAACCCTTAATGATCTCACACATAAAAAAATTCCCATTAAGCTCTTACTTAATGGGAAATCAAGGATATTCTTACGTGAGGAAAGAGCCAATATTATGTCATTTGACAAACACACCATTAACTCAGAAACATTATACCATAACTTCCTTAAAGATAGACAATTCGACCAAGATGACATTGACCGCTTAGGTCTATCGCATCTTGATGAGCATCAAACAGCCGAGATACTCGGTTTTAATGTCCGCAGTTCATCAGTACGACTCCCATATTTTGATATATTTGGAAAGCCCACTGGTTTCACTCGGGTTCGTCTGCTTAATCCTACAACCAAGATGAAATATAGCCAAGCCCGTCGCTCTGGCTCACACATCTACTTTCCTAAATCACCATCATGGGCAATTGCTCGACAAAACTTAGGCATGCCTCTTATCATTACAGAGGGTGAGTTTAAAGCGCATGCTATTACCAAGGCCATAGAAGCTGAGGGTTTACCGCATGTGTGCCTTGCAGTCCCTGGTGTATCATCATGGACTGACAAATCAGGGTTACCACTTCACAAAGATCTGTATTCGATCACATTCGAGAAAGGGCAAACACATCGGTCCGTGTACATTCTATACGACTATGACGGTAAGAACGGAGACGGTGAGCCTAATGAGCAGGTTGCCTTGGAAGAGAACAAGCTAGCAATCACACTCACAGGACTTGGGGCCCGTGTGCATCTATGCCGTGTTGGTAAATTTAGACAAACAGACGGTCATAAGTATGCAATTGATGACCATTTAGCTCTTAATAAGACACTTGGTGAGGTACTTCTTACATGTGTAGAGCCTACAATGGAAAAGCACAAACCCGAGTTTCAGTTATACACCGCAAGAACCCAATGGGCAATCTATGAAGGTAACTGGATCCGACTTACTGACGGTAAACAGTTCAGTGGTCAGAAAATAAGAATCGAGTTGGCAAACAGAAATTGGAACGTGGTCAGCCCGAATGGTCGGTCGGTGAATGTTAAATTGGCAGATGCATATCCAGCATGGGATAAACGTTTACAACTCACAGGCATGGACATGTACCCGCACTTTAAAGGCCAGAAGCTTACACCGTACTCACAATATAACTACATGAAGGATTGGAAATACCAGTCTATTGAAGGGCCTGTAGACCCTTGGTTAAATTGGTGTCATTATTTCTTTAAAGACAACCCAGAGTTTGAGGAGTTCTTTCATTCATGGGTAGCACAGTTTATACAGAAGCCATGGGAGCGTAATAACACCATGATACAGATTATCTCAGCTAAGCAAGGAATCGGTAAATCATTTGTCATTGGTTGGATAGCAGAGATGATGGGTGACATGGCATTAAGTATGGGGCCTGATAGACTGTTTGAAAAGTTTAATGGCTACTTACTAAATAGAATTCTAGTGGTGGTGAATGAGCCAAGTACTGATAATATGCGGCATGCAGACCAATTAAAGAACTTAGTTACAGGTGATACCATCACTATTGAAGAAAAGAATCAAGAAGCCAGACAGATTACGAACTTTATTAACTTAGCGATCACAACCAACCACCCAAAAGTTACAGCAGTGAGTGAAGGATCACGTCGTGAGGCAGTATATTCGCCTGACACACTTAACCCTAAAATATGTCATGACATGATTCAAGCAGTAAAAGATTGGTGTGAAAAAGAGAATGGCTTTGAATCTATGATGTATTTCTACATGAACAAAGACATATCTACATTCGACCCAAGAGCTCCTGCCCCTATGAACAAAGATAAAGAGAAGCTAATACAATCAAGCAAGTCATCATGGGCACAGTGTGCACAAGACATATGGGACTTTGTAGATAAAGAGCTTAATGGTATGGCCGCAATTAGTAAGCCTATGATGAAAGTACTGATTAAGTACTATGATTATGACAATGATCGTATTACTGCTCACACAATTAATAATTCATTTAGAGACTTATGCTATACAGAGCCAAATAAGTTAGTTAAAGCAGATGATAAACCAATACGTTGTTTGTTTCTGTTAAGAAATGAGTACAAATACAATGATATTGCGTATAAAGAATTACTTGAACAAACTAACAAAGCAATTGAGAAATTAATCGCGGGAATAAAGTTTTAATTTTATATGTACAAATGTTAAAAAGTATAGTATTATATAAATGTAGTATGTTTTATTACTTATTTCTTAACTTTAAAATGGAGCTTTAATTATGGCACATATGCTAGCAACAAAACAAAATGGCGAAGCAGCAATCGCTTATGTCGGTGAAAAACCTTGGCACAATCTTGGTAAAGAACTTACTCCTAATTCACCAATCGAAACTTGGTTGGAAGAATCTGGTCTTGGTTTTACATTAGCAACTACACCTATCTTTTATAAGTCATCGCCTGATAATGTGTATGCAATGGATAAGTTTTCAGGTAAGCGTGTTATCCTCCGTACTGATACACATCAGGCACTTGGTATTGTAAGTGATAGATACAAAATCGTGCAACCTAAAGAAGTTCTTTACTTCTTCGAAGATATTGTCAAAGGTTTTGCTACATTGGAAACTGCCGGCGTACTTCGTGATGGTGCACATTACTGGGCACTTGCTAAAATGGAAGGCGAGTTTAACCTTGCATCAGATAAAGTACAACAGTATATGTTGTTGGCATCATCAGCCGATGGCTCACTTGCTACACAAGCCCGTATTACTACGGTCCGTGTTGTATGCAACAATACATTACAGCTATGTCAAGGCAAAGGCGATGTTGTGAAAGTACGTCATAACAGTGTATTCGACCCACGGTCGGTCAAGGCACAATTAGGCGAGATCAATGAGTCATTTAAATCATTTCAACTAATGGCAGAAAATCTTGCCAAAGTAAAAATGGACTCCGCCAAAGCTGCTAAATTCTTTATGCAAATCCTTGGTGGTGACGAAAATAAGTTATCACGTCAGGCAAAACGTGCAGTGGAATTATTCGAAGGTGCTGGTATTGGTGCTGATATGGAATCCGCTAAAGGTACTGCTTGGGGTGCATTAAATGCAGTCACACAGTTGGTTGACCATGAATTAGCCCGTACTGAAGATGCTAGATTACGCTCTGCATTCTTTGGCCATGGCAATACACTCAAGCAACAAGCATTCGATACATTAGTAACAATGTAATTTCACTATATGACAAGGCACTAAAAAGCCTTGTCATTTTATTAGCACTATGTTATAATAGTCTTAGTAGTACTTCTTAATACTTAATACAAGGAACTAAATTATGTCATGGGATTCAGCACTTGATGCAGCAATGGAAAGCAGTATGGATAGACAACAACGTCTTCAAGACAAAGAAGATGAGTTGTTGGCAACTTCACACGACCCACTTAACTGGTTTAACTTTTTAGAAGCTATGTACGAGCGCGGTTTTAATAAAGCAGAAGGCGAAAAGTTCGAAGCTTTATTACGTGCCAAAGACATAAAGGCTCTTGATATGTTGATTGAATTATCTACACAGCATCAAAAACACTTTATTGAACAACTTTTAGAAGACGAGGAGTAATATGCATTTACCTTTAGCATGGCACAAGAAACGCGCCAAAGTAGATATGCCGTATGTTGCAGAGATTTTACTTGATTTAACCAACACACTCGGTACACTTACAATTACCGAGTTTATTAACAAAGCAGAAGCAGAGAAAATTGGCTCACGCGCTCATTTATTCTTTAACTTAACATGGCTCCGTATTAATGGCTATGTTAAAGCAGACGCTATGAAAGACAATAAGAGGACCAAAGAGGTGTGTATTACACCTAAGGGTCTTCGCTATCTAGGAATAGAACAATGACCACCACTAACCAAACATGGGAAGTAGAGTATGAGGATTGGAAAAAGCTTGTAGAGCTTACCAATAATCAACAACTCTTAAAAGATGCAGAGTCTGGCTTTTGTGAAGGCTACCATGTAGCTAGAATGAAAGCAATTCGTATTCTTGAAGAGCAAGGTAACTCGGCACTTGCTAGTCAGTTAGAAAAGCTGCTATGAACCATCTTGAAACGAAACTTGGCTGGTTTGATATTGATTTCATACTCGGCCAGTTGACTAACAAGATTCGAGCATCAAAGCAAGAGTACGATCTGATTGCAGGCATAACACGTGGCGGTCTTGTACCTGCTGTCATGCTATCTCATAAACTAAACACACCGATGATGGCCATGAGCCCGCTTGATGTACTACCCGCTGATAAACGTATTCTAGTAGTAGACGAAATTTACGATACTGGTAAAACGCTTGATAAAGTACAAGAGTTAAACCCGCATGTAGATATAGCAGTTCTTATTCACAACACCGACAAACCATTAATGTTCTTTGGAATAAAGAATGATACACAAAGATGGATTGTTTTTCCTTGGGAGAATGACAATGAAGAAGCAAGTAAAACCCGTAGCAACAATACCTAAGTGGCAGGATAAAAATTGGCAATACATTCCTGCATGTTCAACAAACGTCCTACAAAGATTTAAAGAGCAATTTAACTGGACTCCGCCATCGGAGCAAAAACAATGAACCAAGACATATACGACTCTGTATTAGAGTTTAGAAAGAAATTAAACTTGCCTATTGGCACTAAACCTCAGCTCTTAGAGCCCGTTGATATAAGCTTTTATGCTCGCTTTATCATGGAAGAGCTTAGTGAATTAATGAAAGCACATGAGAAAGGAAACTTAGTAGATGCTGCTGACGCTGTTGCCGATTTGTCTTACGTTGTTATGGGGCTGTCTCACCATATGTGTTTGCCGTTACCTGCTATCTTAAAAGTCGTACATCATGCTAATATGCAAAAAGAACCAGGTACTACATCACGTGGCTATATACAAGATGCTGTTAAGCCGTCTGAGTGGATAGGACCTGAAGATGATATAGCACTTATTTTGTTTGAGCATTCTAAACGTAGATCAGAAGCTTGTACAAAAACCGATGGAGAAATACTTATATGACAGAGCGTTATTGCACAATATGCAATACATTTAAAACTGATAGTCAGGTCAAGTATTTTCCTAGCATTAAGCGGTATAAGTGTCTTGTATGCATTGAGAAACAAAAAACATTAGATAAAAAAAATAAAAATAATTGTTTACTTACAAAGTAAACAATGGTATAATTTATCTAATACTTAATACTAAACTTCAAGGAGAATTATCATTAACATTTTTTATTTACACCCTATAGCAAAAATTTGTGCGGTTTACCATTCAGATAAACACGTGTGCAAAATGATCATAGAGTCAGCACAATTATTATCTACAGCTCATCATGAGCTTAATAATGGTCACAATGTTACGTACAAACCTACGCATAAAAATCATCCTAGCAACGTTTGGGCTAGATCATCTAAGTTACATTACATGTATGTTTATGAGCTTGCTATGGGGTTATGTAAAGAATATACTAAGCGTTATCACAAAACGCATGCTACCGAAGCTATTCTTAGAAATGAATTAGCATCACCACCACCAGAGCTTACATTTGGCGGTTGGTCTAATCCCCCACAAGCCATGCCTGATGCATACAAACACCATGATACAGTCACAGCATACCGTCAATACTATCGCTATAAAGCAACTATTATGTCAATGAAGTGGTATCAAGACAATGCTTATGCACCGGATTTTATGGCAGTATGAGTAAATGGGACCAACGTTATTTAGATCTTGCCAAGCACATTGCTACATGGTCTAAAGACCCATCAACACAATGTGGTGCGGTAATAACAGACGGTCATAGGATAATAAGTACCGGCTTTAATGGGTTTCCCCAAGGTATTGATGATGATGAACGCCTTGATGTACGTAGTAAAAAATATGAAATAGTGATTCATGCAGAGATGAATGCTGTACTCTTTGCTAAACAAGATTTACACGGTTGCACAATCTACACTTATCCTTATCAACCGTGTAGTCGTTGCGCATCTGTGTTAATACAAGCAGGTATTCGTAGAGTAGTTACTACAAAACAAGTACCTGGTAGATGGCAGGAATCATTTGATATTGCAAATGGTTTATTTAATGAAGCAAACGTAGAACTTATCCAACTAGGAACTTAACTTATGAACTTAACATTAACAGCTCTTATTGAGCAATTAGTAGAAGTAAAACAAAAACGGTCTGATATTGCTAACCAAGATACGGAGTTATCAAGACAAGCAGCTGCATTAGAATCAGATATTATGCATCTTATGTCAGAGGTTGGCACAACCAAGGCGGCTACAGAGTCTGGCCACTCAGTCACTATGTCTAAAAAGCTAATACCCGTTATTAATGATTGGGACACATTTTATGACTATGTGCAACAAACAAAGAGTTTTGACTTACTCCATAAGCGTCTAAGTACTACAGCGTTTAAGGACAGGCAAGAGAATGGTGAACAGATCCCCGGTTCTACCATTACAGAGTTGTGGGGAATTAACTTAACTAAATCACGTAAATAAGGACGTCTAAAATGGCTAAAAACGAAATTGTAGCATTTGAACAAGAACTTGCAGCTTTGGCAGCTCAGTCAATACAAGCAGAGAAATCATCTGCTGGTGTATCATTCATCACTACAAGTGGTGGTGTAATGAAATACAAGGATAACCCAATTGCTGGTAACTCATTAGAGGTGGTTGTGTTGACCTCTCCTGTTGAGCGGTTGTATTACACCTCAAGGTATGACCCTACCAACAATGCTCCTCCAACTTGTTATGCATTAGGCTCTACGCTTACTGGCTTAAAACCTAGTCACTTATCAGATACACCACAGGCAGAGTTTTGTGAGACATGCCCTAAAAACCAATGGGGTAGTGCTACGAACGGCGGTAAAGGTAAAGCTTGTAGTGAAAAGCGTAGATTATTCTTAATGACTTCTGACTCTATTGACTCAGTAGACAATGTGTCATTAGGCGAAGTGGCAGCACTACGTATTCCTGTCACTAGTGTAAAAGGTTTCTCCACTTATGTACAAACCGTGGCATCTACAGTAAAACGACCGCTTGCTGGTGTGGTAACTAAAGTGGCACTTCTTCCTGATCCTAAAACACAGTTTAAGATTCAGTTTAGCTTTGTTAAAACGATCGAGTCTATTGATGTAGTAAAAGCACTTATTGCACGTGGTGAACGTGAAATGACAAATGCTATAAATACATTGGACACTGAGGAATTAGCAGAGACCACAGAACCTGCAACATCTGCTAAGTACTAATATGACAGAACCAATCTTCCTCGACTTTGAAACAGAGGCAATTGGTCCAAGACCGCATTACCCACCTATCCCGGTGGGTCTTGCTGTTTTAGACAGAACAGGCCAGTTTAAATCAGACTATTATGCATTTAAGCATGATAGCAATAACAATACAACATATGAAAACACTAGATCATTGCTTATTCGCATATGGGAATCAGGCCGTAGCATTTGCTTTCATAATGCTATGTTTGATATGGCTGTTATCACAGAAAGATTTGGGCTGGATTTCTTGGATCCTCGCAGGGTTCATGACACTCTGGTTCTTGCTTTTTTGTATAACCCTTACGTTCGTTCTTTATCTTTAAAAGAACTCTGTGTTGAATGGCTAAATATTAAACCTGAAGAGCGTGACCAGTTGTTTGAATGGTTGGTTGAGCATATACCAGAAGTTGCTAAGAAACCAAAGACTGCTGGTGCTTATATTGCAAGAGGTCCTGCAGACCTTGTAGGAATGTATGCGATGGCCGACGTTGAACTAACAGCTAAGTTATGGGATTACACCAAGGAAGTACGAGATACTATGCCTGAGGCCTATCTTAGAGAAATAGAGTTAATGCCTGTTCTATTGGAAAACTCTAGATTAGGAGTACGTGTTGACCGTGAAGGTTTGCAATCATGTCTTGATAAAGCAAAAGCAGATATTATGCAATGTGAAGTCTGGTTAAATAAGTACTTTAATGCCGACACTATTAACTATAATTCCGGTGCCCAATTGGTTCAAATCATTCAAGCTAAAGGTTGTTATAGCAAAGAAAAGAAATGGCCAACGAGTGATAAAGGTACACCTCTTTCAGATAAAGATACTCTGGCTGACTTAATCACAGACAGTGAGTTATCTTCTGTATTACGGCATCGAGACGTGCTTGTTAAACTTACAGGGACATACATAGAGCCATGGCTAGAGCAATCACAAGAGACAGGCCGTATATATACAGAGTGGAATACAGTAAGAGGTGAGGCAGGAGGAACAAGAACAGGGCGGTTATCATCAAAGCCAACTCTTCAAACAATGCCTACACGAGGACCAAAGACTCCACTGCCTTCAGAGATTCATGGTTTAATTATACCTAAAGTCAGACAATATATCCTACCTGATGAAGGACATAGCATGATTGCTTGTGACTTTAATGCGCAGGAACTTAGATTGTTTGCATACTTTGAGGATGGGTTGTTAAAGCAGCAGTATCTACAAAACCCTAAAGCAGACTTACACACATTTAGCAAGAACTTAATGAGTGATAAGGTAGGTAGAGACATTCCTCGAGACTATGTTAAGACATTATCATTCGGTATTTTGTACGGTGCAGGGCCTAAAAAGTTAGCAGAGATGTTAAAGATACCGTACGATGAAGCCCGTGAACTTGTAGATCTATATAAGTCAGAGGTTGCAACAGGTCTTTCTGGCATTAATGAAGACTTAATGGCAAGATACCGTATGAAAAAGCCATTTAGAACACTAGGTGGTAGACTTGTAAAAGGTGAGCCACCAAAGATCATTAATGGAAGGCTTATGGAGTTTGGGTTTAAGTCACTTAATACATTAATCCAAGGTTCAGGCGCAGACCAAGCAAAGAAAGCAATGATTGACTATGCAAGAGTTGCCGAGAATTCACGGTTATTACTATCACTGCATGATGAGATTGTGATTACATGTGAAAAAGGCTATGAGGAGCGTGAAGCTGCCAAATTAAGACATTGCATGGAGAATACATTCTCAACAGACGTACCATTCATTGCAGAGGCAGTAATTGGCAATAACTTTAGCGAGGTAAAGTAATGACTGAAACACAACTTATTGAGTTTAATATAAGAATGGTTGAACTACAACAAGCAATGCAAGACTTAAAATACCAATTAGCACAAAAGCACGATGAAATACAAGTATTAAAAAAAGAATTAATGCAATTAAAGAAAGAGAGTAAAAAATGAAATTTATACTCGGATTCGCACTAGGCGCGTTTGTTGCAACCATTGGTGTTTATGAACTTTTAAGCAGGGCTGAAAGAGGTTTAGGTTATGTAAAAGAGAAAGTAGTTGCGTATGACTGCCAACTCGCTGAGATTAGCCCTGATATACCTAAAGATTATAAAAAAGCGTGTAGAGAGGCTAGAAAATGAGCGGAGAATTTAAAGTAGATGAAAAATGGTATCAAAGATCTTTAAATCTTCTTAAAGAAATTACGGATAACTCGCAAAAAGAAATTACGAAACTAAAGGCTGAAATTGAAGCGTTGAAAAAAGAACTAGCACTACAAAAACTATCTGACATTGGGCAAGAGATTGAAGACCGAGACTCTGCTATATATGCAACAGGTTATTGGAATGGCATTGAAAAAGCAAAGCCTCGTGAACTAACAGATGAGGAAATATTGGAACTTAGCAATACTATGCCTTATGCAAACAGATTTGAATTTGCAAGAGCAGTTTTAAAGAAAGCGACTGAGAAATGAAAATGCATATAGAGTTTTATTCTTATGTCCAAAGTTATATTGAAAAGTACCCTGAGTGCGGTGCTTATGTTTCTAATTATGTTGCAAAAGGAATTGAACTTGCTAGACAGTCTGATATGCAAAGAGCCTGTGATATGGAAACGGCATTGTCAATAGCATTAGCTAAAAGGTTTAAACAAACTGATGCCATCATTCTTGATAAGTTACAAAAGTGGGAAGGTAAAACTGCAATTAATTTTGCATCAACAATTGAAAAGCTACAGAAAGCGACTGAGAAATAAATGGCACATTCATATTCAGCAGTAAAGATGTACGAGCAATGTGCTCGTAAATACAAGTTTGTAAAGATAGATAAACTGGCTGATAAATCAGGAGCAGCTGCTAATAGAGGTAAAGAAATTCATGCAGAGATAGAAACATATCTAAATGGTGGGCTTCCTATGTTTTCAGATGAAGTCATGTATCTTGGTGATAAGCTGTCACATTGGATGAGCTTAAAAGCAGCATCCGAAATGCTAATTGCGGTCGATAAAGACTGGAACCTTGTAGAGTACAAAGACCCTAATGCAATGTTTCGTGGTGTGATTGACTTGTATATGGAACATGGCCCGGAAGCAACTGTTATTGACTTTAAAACAGGTAAGCATCGCGATTATTCTGACCAAACATCAGTGTATGCTGCTATGGTGTTAGCATGTAAACCGCACATTGACTATGTAAAGACATCAATAGAGTTTATTGACCTAGCAAAAACTGACAACTATGAAACAATCACAAGAAAAGACCTACCAAGACTTAAAGAGCAATTAGAAGTCAGACTTAGAAAATTAGAGAAGGATAAAATTTTTGCGCCTAACCCATCTTTCTTGTGTAACTACTGTGCATTTAGTAAAAAAGTAGGCGGACCGTGTCGTTGGTAGATAAAGAACCTTATGTCTTAGAACGTGATCTAGAAAGACATTTTAGTGCTGAGTGTAAGCGCTTAAAAATAGCTACAATTAAGCTGCACTTAAAGTACTCAACTGGTTATCCTGATCGCATCGTTATCCTTCCATTTAATCAAGTGTTATGGGTAGAGTTAAAGACGATCAAAGGTAAGTTATCACCTATGCAAGAAAATAAGCATATGCTATTACGCCTACATCACCATTGTGTGCTTGTATTACGAACAAAACAGGAGATTACAAATGCATTGGAAACCGCATGCGTACCAAGAAAAAGCAATTAACTTTCTACTAGAATCTGGTTCAAGCCAGCTTTGGTTAGACCCAGGTCTTGGTAAAACAGCTATTACGCTTAAAACAATACAGCTATTATTAGAAGCAGAAGACATCAAGAAAGTACTTGTGCTTGCGCCACTTAGGCCGTGCTATGCGGTGTGGCCAAGTGAAATAGAGAAATGGAATGACTTTTCAGACATCACATATAGTGTTTTACATGGACCTCTGAAAGATAAAAAATTATTAGAAGGTACCAATATACATATTATTAATTTTGAAGGTCTCCAATGGTTAGCATCAACCTGGAGGAGGTTAAATATACCATTTCCTTATGACATGCTAGTGGTTGATGAAATAAGTTATCTTAAGAATACTAGAACACAGAGATTTAAGTCATTAGCGCCTATGCTTGATAAGTTTACACGTAGAGTCGGCTTAACTGGCTCACCTGCACCAAATGGCTTACTCGATATTTTTGGCCCTATGCTCGTTATTGATAGAGGGGCTACATTCGGTAAATACATCACACACTTTAAGACTAATTATTTCTACCCTAGTGGCTATGGTGGGTACGAATGGAAGATACAAGTCGGTGCAGAGGAAAAGATACACGATGCACTTGCAGGTAAAGTACTTCGTATGTCGGCTAATGATTATTTAGACTTACCTGAGCTCATTACTAATAAAGTATATGTAGATCTACCTGATAAAGCTAAAGCCACATATAAAGAGTTAGAAAATAAACTACTTACTGATATAGACAGTGGTCAAGTAACAGCAGCAACGGCTGCAGTCGCGATTGGTAAGTGCCAACAAATTGCAAATGGCGCAGTGTATTTAGACGGTGAAGAGCGTGAAGTGCAAGAAATTCATGATGCTAAATTAGAAGCAGTTGCTGATTTAGTAGAAGAATTATCAGGTAAGCCATGCTTAATTGCATACCATTTCAGACATGATGTAGACAGACTTAAGAAGCTATTTCCTCATGCACCTGTGATTGGCTCAGGAGTTACTGGCGACAAACTTACTAAGATTATTAATGTATGGAATTCAGGGCAAACTCCTGTTTTACTTGCGCATCCACAGTCGGCAGGCCACGGATTAAACTTACAAGGCGCTGGTCATGCTGTGATCTGGTTCTCGAATGTATGGTCGTTAGAACTCTATGAACAGTTTGTTCGAAGGTTATGGCGCCAAGGTCAGAGGAACAACATCATTGTTCACCAGATTATTGCTCGTAAAACAGTTGATGAGGCAATTGTCTCTGCTATCGAAGATAAAGACAAGACACAACAAGGTCTTATGAACGCGATAAAAAATTATGCACAAAGTGTTTACTTATAATAAAATATGTGGTACTATGTTTATGTAGTACAAAGTAGTATTTCTTAATTCTTAAATAAGGAGCTTAGATGTTAGATGAAATTGTAAAACCACGTAGTAATAAGTTAATGCATATGCCACAAGGCTTATTCATTAGTGATTTGTTTTTTAATCTGTACTACCACACCTACCAACATGTGGAGAAAAAGAATGTAGAGTTTTTAGCTTTACGTTTTTCAAGAAGCCTATATGACATGGGCTATGAAGTTAAAACGCGTGATATCATTGACGATTTTAACCATCGACTATAATAACCAGGGGCTTCGGCCCCTTTCAAGGAACTTATGACAAAAACCCCGTACATTTATATTGCCGGTCCGTTCTTTAATGAATACGAACTAGGCATTATTAATCGAATTAAATACATACTTGACACTTATAGATATGAGTATTTTAGCCCGAAAGATGAGCTAATTTTTAAGCCAGGTGTTACAACCCCTGAAGATATTCTTAGAGCAAATGTAAGAGGGCTAATGGCAGCTGATTTACTAATTGTAGTCACTGACAATAAAGACCCAGGCACTATGTTTGAAGCAGGTTGGGCATATGCTAAAGGCATACCTATTATCTATATGTGGCTTACAGGCACTAAAGAACAGAAATTTAATGTAATGTTAGCATCCACCGGTTCTGTAGTCAGATCATTGGACCAATTATTTAAGGCACTTGATGATATTAGAGATACAGGTCAGTTTAATCGTAAAAACTGGAGTGACGAGGAAATGAACTATGAATAATGAAAATACTGATTTCTTTATGCGAAGTTACACACTTCAGCACACTAAACGATACAGTATGAAACCCGTTATACATGCAGAGTCTGTTGCAACGCATAGTTATTTCGTAGCACTTGGTGTAATGCTTATGGCAGATGAATATAAGTTTAATGTGGACTTGGCAATTAAGATTGCACTTACTCATGACTTACCTGAGATGGAAATCAGTGATGTGAACCACTTAGTTAAGAAAAACTACCCTGAGGTTGCAAAAGCATTACAAGAAGCAGAGTCTATAATTATTCAGGATATGCCATATGCATTAGGCGTATATTGTCATCAATACCACGGAGATACACCAGAAGCATTGGTGGTTCATTACTGTGATGCACTACAATGTCTACAATATGCTAATAATGAAATTCAACTCGGCAATTCTGGCTATATGCTAGACGTACAAGCCAATTCACTAAAAAGAATGGCAAGACTTGAACTACAACTGGAGCCATACAAACATGATAACAACAGATGAAGTGATCGAAGAACGCGGTAAAACATACGGTGATTTTAATCGAGGAATTGTATTAGAAACACAGCTTCTTGAAGCAATCAAAGGCAGATACTACCACCATTATGGTTGGGAAATGCCACCGATTTACTGTATGTACTTAACAAAAATACTAATGAAACTATCACGGTTAGCAATTACACCTGACCACATAGATTCATGGAGAGATATTGCAGGATATGCAAGATTAGTAGAAGTTCATTTAACCAACATAGAAAGCCAAGCAAATGCCCAAAGTTCATAAATCAAAAATGCCGCATCTACAAAAGATGCACACCGAGTTAAAATTCGGTAGACAACCCGGTCCTCTTCAATTTGTTAATCAGTTAGAAGCAATAGATGTTCAAATCATACATGCACCTACTATCCCAGAGTTTCGTAAGACAATCTCAGTCTTTCTAATGAACACATGGAATGACAAGATACAGTGGTCTTTTCCTGAAGAAGACATAGATCAGACCATTGACGAATTGTTTCGTTATGAGTTACTACCCACTGCGATGGAAACGATCAATCTGACGTGGTCCGTAAATGGTATGGATATGATAGATACTACACATCTGATACGCCACAGATTGTTTAGTTTTGCAGCACAAGTTCACGGCGACCGTGATATGCGAGATGATAGAGTCATGGTTAAACCTTCAATCATGGCAAACCCTGAATTTTTTGAACGTTATAGAAAGATTACACAAGATGCTAGACAACTTTATATCGATATGCTTGATAGTGGTGCTGTGCATGGTCTCGATACCCGTACTATTATGCCTCGTAACTTTGAGCATTTTTATATGGTTCGTTGCACTATTAAGGACCTTATTGGTTATTGCGTTATGCGTGGTGATGAACAAATACAAACAACGGTAGATAACATCATTGCTATGAAGTTATGGTTAGAAGTTCTTAAGAAATACCCATTTCTTAAAGGCTTGGTTGACTTTAGAAAGCCTGATGCATTTTATCAGCGGCAGTCTGCCAAAGGCAAAACAAACATCTTTCCGCCTAATGCAAAGAATGATAACTTTGACTGGTGTGAAGAACAGTTCTACCATACTAAAGGTCGAGATGAATACCCAGGCAGCGATGTCTACTTAAGAATTCGTGAAGACTTGCTTAAACAAATTGATGCTATTGAAAGTAAGCACACTCATGGCTAAAAGATGGTCTGCTTATCAACATGAATTGTCGGTGCTAAGTGTAAAGGTCCGAAAGGACCTTTATCATGGCTTTGAGCAAATGAATCCTAGATGGTCTGAGAGGTTACTAATTGCATTGTACAAAGTGGTTGTAGACTTAGAATCACAAGTTGCAGTTACTCATCAAATGCAATATAGCAAACAAGAACTTAATCGAGCAGTTCGTAATTACAAAGTCTACTTAGACTTTTGTCTCGACTCGTGAAGCTTACGTACCTTGTCTCTAAATGCATCGTAGGCTTCATAGCCTAAGTAAGGAACTTGAGCCAAAGCGCCACCTATTCTTGCATAAGGATGTGGGACTGCACCTATTACACCACCTGCGCCTGATAACATTTCAAGTACGCCTTTAGTGGTGTCGCCTTTGTTAATCTCATTATAGCCTCGCATGGCTTGTAAGCCACCTAATCCACCACCCATCATGCCTAATGTATGACTAATTGCAGGATTTCTGGCAATAAAGTTATTAACATCACCTGCATATTTCATTGCAGTTTCACCGCCAGGTATTGAAGAAATACCTCTTTCTAACATACCAGGTACAGGTTTAAGTTTCTCAAGTGCTCTCTCTGCTATTGTCCGATTTGAAAGAGCATCTGCTGTTCTATCCATTGCCTTAGGTAAACCTATTGGTGTACGTTGTTCTAATTTATTTAGATTGGCTTGGCTTGCAGCTACTTGACGAGCTTGTATGTCATATTGTTCTCTAGCATTAATCAATGCATCTCTTATTGCTTTTTGCTCAGGTGTTAATACAACCGGTTCAAGTGCACTATGAGGTGCATATACACCGCCACGTGAAACACCGAACTTATTAGCTTCGCCTGTACCTGTGCCTGCTTGAATTTTTTTATTAAGCTGATCATTTCTAGCAGCTTCAGAAACTGTGTCGGCTCCCGGTGAACTTTCAAGCCCTATCGCACTATTCCACTTATCACCAGCCATATTAGGTGGAAGTGCATTAGCAGCTTTTGCTTGTGCATGCAAATCTTTAACCATCTCTTCTAAGTGATTTAGATAATCAACATGTGGTTGATGTGCTGATCTTACACCGCTTACCATTGATGAATGAGACCCTCTAATATTGTCTTCAACTTCTCTAAGTGCATCAAGCTTTGTTTGCTGATTCTCTAAGTTTGTTAATGCTTCTAAATACTTAGGTGCAAGTGTCGCCGGCTTAGCACCATATCTAGAAGCTGCATAACCTATAGGAATGCCTGCCATTGCGCCTAGCGCTTTCATCCCATTGTTAAGCGGCTCAATAGTTACTGTTGGCTTAGACTCTTTATTTTCAGTATTGCCAGTACTTGAAGATCCTGAGTCTTCGAACTTAGGGTTATTTAAATATTTGTCATAGTCTGCCATGTCTTTACCTTTATTTTACGTTCCCACCAAATTTAGCAAGTGCTTCTTTTTGTGCTTTAATGTGCGCTTCAATTAAACCTCTTCTTATTTTAGGGTCTTCAAAAAAATGTTTAGGTTCTGCAACTTCATTTTTTGTTACGAACTTACTATACTCATCACGCAAACCTAGTATGTACTCATTGTCAATTTGTCTTTGTAGTGCCCACAAATTAATAAAAGCTGCAGTATTTTTTGTATTAGCATTTAATTGTGTTAACTGTGCATCTTGATAGTTAGTCACACGTGAATTACCGAATGCTTGTGATTTTCTAGCAATAATATTATTAATCACTTGTTTAGCCATAATATTAGAAGCTTCTTGTGCAAGAAGTTTATCATTATCACTAAGTACTGCATTCTGATATAATTTTTCAAGATCTAATTTAATTCTTGCATGATATGGACCTAAATCTGCACCTATACCTTCTTGAAGCGCTTGTGCTGATAATGTGGCAATTCTACCTAATGTATCTTGACCATTTTGTGTTTGAAAAACGCCAAATATGCTATTAGCGTTTGGACTAGTTGCAATTTCTCTAAGTCTGTCTAACTCACCATTTGTCTGTATAAGATTAGCTTCATCAATACTTTGAAGTGCATTAGCTTTATCAGCATATGTCTTCATTTGTGGCGTTTCTATTCTTGAAACACGATCATTGTACTGAGTCCAGTTTTCTTCTTTCCTTTTTTGTATACCTGAACCAGGTGTCGTACTCTGTGAAGTGTTTACTTGGTTTACAGATTGTTGTTGTGGAGAGAACGGTATGCCATGCTCTATACCTGTTTGTGCAGCCATAAACCTCTGTTGTTGATCAGGCGTAAGCTGATTAAACTTCTTGTTCATTGTTTCATTGTCAAACCCAGTTCTTTGCTGTAATGCCCTAGTATACGCAACAGGGTCATTACCTTTAAGTTGTGGGTTTTTACCGTCATCTTTAGGCGCCCATCTATCTGCAATCTGATTAATTGGTATATTGCCATATTGGCTTGACAGTAAAGACTGTTGTGCTTTAGTTCCCATACCTAAATCAGGGAATATAGCTGCACCATTTGCAGCTTTACCAGTTGCTCCCATCTTAATTGCAACATCGCCATACATAATATTACCAGGGTTGTTATTACTAATTTGTGATGAGACTTTACTACCAGATGTAGGCGTAGTTGTTGGCTGATTAGTAGACGTAGAACTTCCTAATATAGACTCAGGTATAGGTATACCTGTCATTGCTGAATATATTTTCATATTATTTATAAAGTCAGCTTTTTGAACTTCATTCATGTTCTCAGTGGCTTTAGTAATGTCTAAGCCATTTTTCAGCATATTAAGTGCATTCTCTACATTCTTTTGCTCTATTTCAATCCCTGATTTTAAAGCAGCACCTGCTTTAGGGTCATAATACGTAAGTGCTGCTAACTGTTGACCATTAGCCATTCTGCTTAAACCAGTAGGTAAATTACCAGTACTTAAAGCACCTACTGCAGATTTAGGGTCAGTGCCTAATATACTACCTAAAATCTGAGCACCTTTTTGCTGTTTGTTAATCTCATATTCTTTACCCATCATCTCTGCTCGCATTTGAGCAATAGGTAGCATTTCTGCATCACGCTGCTCTTGTTCTTTTCCAAGAACGCCTGCTGCATTTCCTAATGATTCATCAAAACTACCTGTTCTCGTTGGTGCAAGAAAACCTTGTGCTACGCTAAACAAGTTAGTGCCTCTGTTAGTTCTAGCTTCTAATGCATCATAGACTTTTTGCATTCCTTGTTTATACTTCTCAATGAAGTCTTCATCTGAGCCTAATGTATCAGGTACTTTAGACTCTTTAATTATGTTTAATGGTGATGTTGCCATTATTAAACTCCTCCCTCGATAGATTGATCAGGTGTAATATTATTATAAATATCATTGATTTGATCAGGTGTGTAATTGCCTGTCGGTTTGAATAAATCACTTACGCTTGATACACCTTTATCAATTAAGCCACTTAACCCTGTCAATACTTTTTCACCTGCTTTTGTATTCGCAAAACCTGCAACACCTGAAGTTACACCAGCAATTTGTGACAGAGGTGAATTTGCATATGCTCCAGGAATCGGACCAGTATAAGATTGACTTACTGCTGTAGGTATTTGTAAACCACGCATCAAATTAGATTCAGCAGTTAAGGCTTGAAGAGGGAACATTTGTTGATTTTGAGCAATCGTTTGTTGCTGCCCACCTAACGTTGATAAAGCATTTACATCACCAAGCCCTAACTGTTGTGTTTGACTTGCTAAATTACCTAACTGTTGTGATGCAGCTAATCTATTTTGCATATCAGTTTGCATTGCCTGTGCTTGTTGAACTTGTGTCCCTAAATTGGCACTGTTAATCACATTACCGAGGGCTTGAATTCCTCGGCTTGAGCCAAACCCACCTGAACCTACAATTCCAGCGTTTGCATTAGGCGCAAAACTATTAGCAATATTATTAGTATTAAGGTTTCCTAATGCATTAACGATATTTGAATTACCTACGCTAGATGCTAAATTTTGTGCCTGTTGTAATGCCGGTTGATAATTTCCAACATTACTTTGAGCCATATTATAGGCTTGTTGTTGCATCGGTTGAACACCAGCGAACTGAGCATTTTGGGCAGCACCTGCACCTTGCGTCGCTAACTGATTTAAATAGTCAGTATAAAATTGAGGTGTTGAGGTAACTGCTTGGTTCGTTGTAGTAATATTCGGCAGAGCAGAACCTTGTAATAAGTTACCACCACTTTGTGCTCCAGGAGTTACACCTAAATTAGCAGGTAAAGCACCCTGCGCAGGTCCCCCAGGTGCTGTATTCCCTAGAGCTGTAGGGGTTGTATTTGACATATCAAAAGTTGGCATAATCAGTCCTTGTTTTGTTTGACGCCATGGCGTTCGAGTGCTTCTTTCATATATTGTAACGGAGAAGCAGGTGGTGGAATTTTATCATTTGACGCACTACGTTTGTGTTCTCTTAAAACTTCTCTGAAATGGTCTAATAATTGGGCACCAGCGTCACTACTACCGTTCCCTAATTGAGCAACGGTATCAGCATCAAATACGTATTCACCATCTGCGAGCATCGCTGGAATGTCATCTGATTGACCATCGCCAGCCCCTTTAACATAATGCCCTGTTTCACCTGTTACAAACTCAGGTATATGCTCTTCTGTCTCAGGCTTTTTATCAGAGACTTTACCACCTCTTTTCATTGCTAATCTATTTGCAGCAGGCTGAATTTGAGCCATAAGTTTTGGGTTTATAGATTGAGAAAATGGGCTTTGGCTCATTTGTAATTGCTGTAGAGGTGAAAGAAGTTGAAGAGGAAGAAGATCTCCGCTATTTTGGAGCAAATGCCCACTAGGTATGCTTGGTATTCCACCTGTCTGTTGAGAAGAGCTCGTTTGTGTCGGTGATTGAGAACCACCGTCTGATGTTGAGGGTGTTGAGGGTGCTGAGGTTGTAGTTCTTACCGAAGGTGAGGTAATGCTTACACCTATAGTTGACAACGAGTCGCTAGGGGTAGCCTCTTTAACGGCTTCTTCAGCACCTGCACTTACAGACGGTACAGCAGGTTGTGGGTATAATGCGCTCTGTTGATTAATTAAATTATTTAATCCTGTTTCGTCATACCCTGAACCTGTGCTTGTACCATTTCCACTTAAATTGGTTCCATTTAAACTTGTATCTGTACCATTTCCACTTAAATTTGTTCCGCCCTCACCTGTATTTGTGGGCAAATATGTTAAGTCAATATTGGAAAGATCTTGATTAGGGTCGTAACCTGACATTTCAGAGGCAGTTTTAGAATCTACCCCTGATTCTATTAATCCGTCATATTGTGCTTTTG